AAACGATGCGCCTGAATCTGAGCAACTTACTCAAGAACAAGCTAACGAACTTTATCAAATGGTAGGAGGCGAGCAAGAGTATAGGGCTATGCTTAATTGGGCAGGTACTAACTTGTCGCAAGAAGAGATTCAGATGTATGATGCAGTCATGGAGACTGGTAATCCCAATGCAATCTTCTTTGCTGTCCAAGCTCTTAACAACCAGTACGTTGATTCAGTAGGTACTGACGGGCAGTTGTTGACTGGTCGTAGTGCTTCTGATTCAGGCTCTGCATTCCGCAGTCAGCAAGAGCTGGTTGCCGCTATGTCTGATCCACGATACGATCGCGACCCTGCATACCGCCAAGAAGTTATGCAAAAACTTGAAAACTCTGACGTACAATTCTAATGACCGTTACCACCAACGATCGCGGACAACAAAACCTCTTTGCAAAAGAACCCACCATGTACACTGACGACAATTACACTGTGACTCACAACGAAAAAGCTGAGATGCTCAACGGTCGCCTGGCTATGCTAGGTGTGATGGCTGCGCTTGGAGCGTACGCACTAACTGGTCAAATTATCCCTGGAGTTTGGTAATGGCTTGCGGTAAAAAGAAAGGAGGCGGCAAGAAAAAGTAATGCCTAAAGGTCTCTACGCTAACATCCACGCAAAACGAATGCGTATTAAAAAAGGTTCGGGAGAAAAGATGCGGAAGCCTGGGAGCAAAGGTGCTCCTACCGCAGCTAACTTCAAACGCGCCGCTAAAACCGCTAAGAAAAAATGATTACTTGCCCTGATTGCACGCCAGCCCAGCAGTATGTTCTGGAGCAACTGCAGACTCGTGCTGAAGTTACCGACAAGACTGCCCTGGCTGTGATCCTGGGCAACATCGAACAAGAGTCTAACTTCCGACCCAAGGTATGTGAGGGTGGGGCCATTGTGCCTTACGATCAGTGCCTGAGAGGGGGCTACGGGCTCATCCAATGGACCTCCCAGAATCGTTATGATGGATTGGGTGCGTTCTGTAAACAGTGGCGTTGTGACCCATCCTCGTTGGAGGGTCAAACACGCTACATGATTAATGAAATGGAGTTCAGAGATGATCTCTATTCGTTTCAACTAAAACATCAAACCGTTGAGTACTATATGAACTCTGCCTACTATTGGTTAGGCTGGGGTATTTATGGTAATCGCGGTCAGTACACTTATTCTTTTTTAAACAAGCTACAATGAAATCTATTATCGCTTCCGGTCTCCTCCTCGGCATGGCACATGGTGCTGCTATTGCTGGTCCCTACGTGAACGTTGAAAACAACGCCGGTTTTACTGGCTCTGACTTTACTGGTCATGCAACTGACTTCCATGTTGGTTATGAAGAGAATGGTCCTTGGGCATCTTGGGGTATCCAAGCTGGTCCTACTGTGTTCTCTCCTGACAACGGTGAAGCTGAGACCAAACTGACTGGTAAAGTCTTTGGTTCTGTTGCAGCTACTGACAAGCTGTCCGTTTATGGTGAGCTGTCTGCAGCTTTTAACGACACCAATTCTTATGGCACCAAAGCTGGTGTAAAGTACAGCTTCTGATTTAATTAATGTGGTGGGTGGGTCGGTACTTTTTAACAAAAAATTTTATGGCAACTTCTGTACTTACCCGTCAGGAGTCAGCCTGGGAAGAGTTTTGTTCCTGGGTGACTTCTACTAACAACCGTCTTTATGTGGGGTGGTTCGGTACGCTGATGATTCCTTGTCTGCTTGCTGCAACTACCTGTTTTATTCTGGCATTCATTGCCGCTCCTCCTGTTGACATCGATGGCATTCGTGAACCCGTCGCAGGCTCACTGCTCTACGGAAACAACATCATCTCTGGTGCCGTGGTGCCTAGCAGTAACGCAATTGGACTACATTTGTACCCGATCTGGGAAGCCAATACCCTTGAAGAATGGCTCTACAACGGCGGACCTTATCAGCTCGTCGTGTTCCACTTCCTTATCGGTATCTTCTCTTACTTGGGACGAGAATGGGAACTTTCGTACCGACTTGGGATGAGGCCTTGGATCTTTGTTGCGTACTCTGCTCCTGTTGCTGCAGCGACTGCAGTCTTCTTGGTCTACCCATTCGGCCAAGGTTCTTTTTCTGATGGGATGCCTCTTGGCATTTCCGGTACATTCAACTTCATGTTGGTCTTCCAGGCTGAGCACAATATCCTTATGCATCCTTTCCATATGCTTGGTGTTGCCGGCGTATTTGGTGGGTCTTTGTTCTCAGCGATGCATGGAAGTCTTGTCACCAGCTCGCTTGTACGTGAGACAACTGAGAATGAATCTCAAAACTATGGCTACAAGTTCGGCCAAGAGGAAGAGACTTATAACATTGTTGCGGCGCATGGTTACTTTGGAAGGCTTATCTTCCAATATGCGTCGTTTAATAATAGCCGCTCTCTTCATTTCTTCCTTGCCGCTTGGCCCGTCTTGGGGATTTGGTTCACTTCTCTTGGTGTTAGTACTATGGCATTTAACTTGAATGGATTTAACTTTAATCAATCTATTGTTGATCGTCAAGGTCATACCATTAACACTTGGGCTGACATACTTAATCGTGCTAACCTTGGTTTCGAGGTAATGCATGAGCGTAATGCTCACAACTTCCCGCTTGATCTGGCTGCTGCTGAGACCACTCCTGTGGCTCTGACTGCACCATCAATCGGCTGATAAACTTCGTACGTTCAACCTTCGGGTCGCATGTTACCTAGTCATGGAACGGGGGCTAGGTTTATTTTGTACGAACTATGTCTATCAATCTTATTCGTTTCCTTGATAACCAGCGTCGTCGTGCTGAGCGTTATCGTGTTGATACGCTCCGCTATCGCGGTGTTGAATACAAGAAGTGATC